AGTTACTGACGATGAGTTAGTTCTTCCTGCTGTTGAGCCTACACCGGATCAACCGGAGGCTATGGCAAACAGTAAATTTTATTCTGCCTCCGACAAGGCGGCGGATGATGAGAGGGCTAGGCTTGATAACTTTGTACCGATTTCTCGCCTCGAAGAACAACAGCTGAAGAGAGATCGACTGGAGTTTGAGGAGCGAGAAAGAAGGAGACTTTCAGGCGAGGGACAAGTTTCGAGTATGTCCCCTGAGCAACGTGCTGAGTTCAACCGGATGTATGAGGAGCAGAATACTATAGGAGAACCTGATCCCACAGCCGAAAGACTTTACACCATGCCGAGTGGAGAAGGAGTCACCCTTGACCAGATTCCTAAAAGTATTTTAGCAGGAGGAGCTAGATCAATAGTCGAATCATCCGCAGGTCTTGTTACCGCAATTGGTGACGTTGGAATGGTGCCAGTGGTGGGTGTCCCCGGTGGAGGTGCCCCGATGATGCAACCCGCCGAAGAAATAGATAGAGAAAGTTTTAAGCAAACGGCAAGAAAAGTCGGTGATGACCTTAGAATCCTAGCGGACAAGATGCCCAACAAGTTTGGTGTAACTCCTGAGATGGAACGTAGCAACGTTGGCACAGTTCTTCAAGGGGTTGGTCAAATTGCCACACAAACGGTCACGAGAGGTATTGACTATCCCTTTAATGCTTACTCACAAAGTGTTCGTCGGGCTGAAGAAACTTTTAAAAAACCTTATGCTGAGTTCACTGATGAAGAATATGCAGAGGTGCTTCCTGCTCATATGCTATCAGCCGGTGCCGGATTTGTTCTCAATAGGATTGCCATAAAGCAACTGGGTGCAACTAAAGCCGCACAATTTTTTAACAAGAAAGCAAAGCTCGATGGATTCACACTGGGCAGAATGTTCAAATCATTTGCGACAGAGGGAATTGAGGAAGGCACTGAGGCGGTCATGTTTGAAACATTGGCTACCATTTTTTACGATCAAGGAAATCAAATATTCTCAGCAGAAAATGTAGAGGATTATATTCTTAATTTCATGATCGGTGGTGCAGTTGGAACTACATACACCGGAGGAATGGAACTTACCGGAGGTGTGTTTCGCACCCTTTCCCCCGGGAAGGTAGAAGAGGTTAACCTAAATAACATCGGTCAAGCTAGTCCCGAAATGATTTCTTCGCTTTTATCTAAGCCAAGATTCAAGGTAAAGTATGAGGTTGCCGGTGGAGAAATACGTGAGAGTGTTGTATATGCTGAGACGGAAGCTGAAGCCCTCGAGGTTCTAAGCGGTGGGCTAACAAATCAGGGAGAAATACTATCGACTAAGCCCGTTGAGTTTACACCAATCGTAGCAACTAAAGCTACTGAGCAAGAGGACATAAAACCCGGGGAAGAGTATGTTCCCGTCACTGCTCCTGAGACTTTGGACGTAGACGACCAAGATGCACTTGGCAATACTACTCGTGACCGCATTGATTTATACGGAGAAGAAGGATTGTTTGAATTAGTAAACGAGGTAGAGGTTATCGAGGGGGCGGAAGCCGCCGCATATGTTCAGGCAGAAGGTGACAACTACATTAACTACAAGAAGGCTAATGAGTTCGATGTCATAGAAAGTATTACTGCAACTGACACTGACAACACTACAGTCAACGAATCAATAGCCCAAAAGAAGCAGGCTGAATTACGTATAGAGAAACTTAAAAAGTTTCGTGCTGGCAGGAAGTTCTTGAAGCTAGAAAAACGTAAGGCTGATGCGGAAAATAGATTGCTTGAACTCGACAGTGAATTAGAGGACAGCATAACTGGGGTCGAAGAAGGAGATCTAACTCTTGAGGAAGCACGACAAGTCAGGGCTGACATTAGGCAACAGAAACGACAAGCAGAAAAAACTCTGCAAACGGTTGATGCCGCCATGCAAGAACAATCTCCGAAGGTCCTCAAAAGAATTAGAGATGATGCCCGGGTAAGTGGTGGTCGTTCAGCTATCGGAAGACTGATAGGTGATCAACTTGAACCAGTGTCAGAAGTATTGGACCGTATCGATCCACGTATAAAAGGATTGTTCCGCAAGTTTGAATTAAACGTAGGGAAGAGAACCCTTTCACTTGCTGATCGTGTATCAAAGGGTAGCAGAATTTTAAAGAAGCTAAAGAAGTTTAACAATAAAGACTTCCGTGAGTTAGGAAGATTGTTGTCATTGGACCCAGACAGTCAGGAGTCACAAGCTAATAGTGAAGCTCAAAGCGAACTAGATGCGGCTCGTGAGGCTGAACGTCAAAGACTTGAACAGGCGGAAGCTCAGGGCATTGACCCCGAACAAGTTCCCGTCATTCCTGTTGGCGAAGTAGAAACAGTAAACGGCATTCCAATTATAAATACGAATGACTCGTCATCTAACTCAACTGCTGAAGAACAGCACACGTTGGTAGATCAGTTCGGCAATGTTATAAATGAAGGAACACGTCTGCCGCTTCCACGTCAGGACGTTAATGAAGAAAGTCGGGATCCTATCCCGGGTATCAAGGGTGCCAAATTGCCGAAGTCATTAGGAAAACCTCGAGTTAACTACGGTCGTGTTACAGTTAACTTTGAGAGCGATGTTGACCGTGCACTTTACATTGTCCGACCGGACGGTAAGTCCGCCAAGAAGCAACAGTTCATGGACTGGCTTACAAATACTTTAGGTATAAGTAAACAGGACGTTATGGAAATGAGCCGTGAGCTTGTTACAAAAACTAGAGCCGCCGGAAAGATAGCTTCTCGTAATGATTTATCAGAAGTTAATATCGATGCATCTCAAAGATTAGTAGAAGCACCTCAGTCCGATACATACCTAAATGATTTATCTGAAAATGCACGTAATGCATTTAACTTTGTTCGTGTTGCATTCCCGAATGTAGACATAATTGTTGGCGGAACACTTGCAGAAACCCGGGCTAATATAGTTCAGACACTCAAGGTTAAGATTGGTTTAGCTGAAGCAACCAGCTTGGCTGAACAGTTTACCGACATGGACAATGGTGCTACGTTCTTCAAGGGCGGTAAGCCAATAGCACTCGTCATCAATGATGCACAGGCTAACTCAACCACGGTGGCACACGAGGCTTGGGAGATGATTCTCAACGAAGCATTTCGTGGTGATACCAAGCGGATGAAAGAGTTTCAGCAATCTATTGACAAGCAGTTACGTCAGTCCGGCTTCGGTGCTATGGCTGACCGGTTGCAAGCATTTGCCAATCAATACGATGGTGATGTTCGTTACTCCGAATACCTAGCTGAGTTCGGTGCGACATTAGTCGAAGGTGGATTTGATCCAAACAATTTAAATCAAAAGCAAAAGAGTTTGTTAAGTGAGATCAAGAAGATCATCAATGGATTTGCCAGAGTATTAGTAGGCAAGCCAATGTTCTTGGCTGATGCCACTCCCGACAATGTCATGGCTATGTTTGTTAACGTAGCACACAAGGTTTCCCGGGGTGATCCGGAAACCGTTTTTGAAATGACTCAGCAGGAGCTTGACATAGATGATGACATAGATGTCAGGAAGCAGTTGGACACCCGGCTAACCATAGCCGGAGAGCAGGATGTTCCCAAGGCGGAAGTCATTCCGATCAAGGCAGGGGCAAATCCGGAGGCTGTCATGAAACGTGTTCGTCAGCTAGTCAATCAGTATCCTAATGCACTTAGTGATCGTAGCCAGTGGGTAGCACTCATGTCCCGAATTGGTGGGGCACGACAAGTTAATCCGGACGGTTCAGTTTCTATCCCAAGATTTCCCGAAGGGTTGGGTCAGCTTACAACCGTAGAGGGTGTAAAGGAACAGTTAAAGAAAGTCACTGATCAACAACGTAAGCTAGCAACGGAAGGCTTAAAGGGCGGACAAGAAATACGTAAGATGTATGAGTCCGGACAGATGGATGAAACTGATACGGGGTATTATTTCTTGTGGAATATTTTATCTATTGGCATTAGCCCTTATCCTCAAGAGTCAGCATTCTTGCAGGCTATTGACAGTGACGTAGGGTCGTGGATCGAGGGTGCATCAAAGGGAGAATTTAACCTAGACGATTATCTTGCTTGGGTGGACACAGCACTGCCCAAAGGATTACCCGGATCGGGAGCCAAGTCTAATCTCAGGGCATTTGGTAAAAACTTTTTGACCAAGGCGGCACTGAGAATCGAGGGCGGAGAGTTCAATGGCATGACAAGGCTCGAGGGCTTGCATCAAATACTATCTGATAAGGATACTCCAACGTTAGAACTACGTAACAAGTGGCAAACATTTGCTACTAACATGAGTTTTAATAACAAAATCTTTGACTTCATTTTACTTACTACTGGTCGGCAGGACCTGTATGTAATCGACCGTGTTAGAACAGATGATTTCTGGGACAAGGCATCTATAGTCGATGAGCTTCAACCTGTTGACGACAAAGGCAGAATCCTTACCCCGGATAAGACTACCCTGTATGACGGTGCTCCATTCAAATATGGAAAGAGTAGTGGTGCAGGATACTCAAGAATACTCAGTGATATATCCGGACTTATTATTAACGAGGTAGCTACTCGTCAGACTCGTGCGAATATACAACAAGCATACAGTGAGCTAGGAGTTACTGACACTCCTGACGTTGGAAGATTCCATTGGGAAACTTGGGTTGCTCAATCAGCACAAGAGGTAACACATGGATCCATTGATGCCGTCCTTCAAATGAAAGATGCCGGGGCTATCTTAGATGCCGGTGTCCGGAACGGGAAGTATGGAGACTGGAGCTTCAACTTTACTTATATCAAAAAGAAGGGTGAGGCTTTTAAGTTTGAGTTTACAGATAACGACAGTAATGTTTATGTGTTTGACAACGTCGATGAAATTCAACAAGAAATAACAAATCAAAATACAAAGAAAAACTACGACCCTGAAAACAGGTTCATATTAAAGGATAAAAATGGCAACATCATCAAAAGGAAAACAAGTAAATCCGAAAACCTTAGCAATGCTTGGTATGACGAATCAGGTATCGACACCCAAGCCTACTTCGAGTTCCTCAAATCGAAAGCTACCGAAATCCGTCCGGCACCTGATGTCACTGAAGATCAGGGCATAGTAATAAAACGACAACGTAGCACACCCAAACCAATCGAGGGTGTAACGTATATCGATGAGTCCCCTAATCGGATACTCAATATCAGCGAGGACGACAAGCAGGAATACCGGAACATTGACCCGGCTACCGGGCTACCCCGGACCAAGCGACACAGGAGTTATATTCTAAAGCCTGATGCTATGCAACTTCAAGAGTTGCAAAGAGATCTAGCAAAGGATCCCAACAACAAAGAGCTACGTCAAAGGGTAGATGCTAAACGTCAGAGCTATCGTGAGAAGGCAGGGCTTGTCCCCGGATCCCCATACGTGGAGATGCCTATTACTATTTACAACGAGGTGCCTACTCCGGCTACATCCAAGGAAGTAGCTTACACCGTGAGCAATAAGACTGCTCATAACAACATACCAATCGTTGGTGTTAACACTCAGATCGAGGACGGTGTCCCGGTTGCCTTACGTTATGATGTCAATGCTTATGAGAACTTCAAGACTTGGGTTGTGTCCATGCATGACGGGACAGAGCAGTCCGGTGGTGTCATAGGCTACGGAGGATTTGCTAGAATAAAGAACGTGCAGTTCTTTAGTATACCAACCGCCGCAATGAACATTGCCGCCGGGAAATCTAAGGCTCCTATAGCACGTATGTTCGGTAACTTTGTAAACGATACTGCTGAGAACATAACTAAGGAAGCCAAACAGTTTATGAGAGAAGACGGATGGACACAGATCGGTATGAATCCGGAACGTGCATCTTACTTCTACAACAAGGGCACCGGCAAGCCGGTCATATCTGCTGACGAAGTTGTGCAGGTTGGTTCGTTAGTCCTAGCCAAGAATGCAGTTCAGGTAAACGTAGACAACCCACGGGTGTATCAAAAGTTTAACAGCGACAAGGTAACAGTTCGGTTCCAAAAGAATAATCCAAATGTTATTAACCCGAAGAAACGTGCTGAGTTAATCGGTCGCCGGGACGAACTGCTTCGCAAGCATGACCTATACGATTGGTTCCACAGCGATGTTCGTGGTGTGCTAAATGAATTGTATGACGAGCAAGTAAGGCAGGGGACAGAGATAGAATTTATACGTGACTACTTCCCTCGAGCTATTGACGATAAGTCCAAGCTAAAGAAGAAGCTAGGTCTATCCGACAAACAAGCTGATGCTATCATCAGCCGGGTCAATGCAAACAGAAGGGACAAGGGGCTTCCTCCTCTTGATGCAAACTCAGAAGCTATAGCCATCGAGAACTTTGTTCGTCGCAACTTCAATGCATTACCTGCCGGTGCTAAGGTGCCGGGTAACATTAAAGCAAGGGACGTTGATCTAATCTCTGACGAGATGTTTGACTCATACGTGGATCCGGTTGAGGCACTTAACCGATACATCCTTGATGCCGTTACTGCCATTGAAACCAAGAGGCTGATTGGTGGAATGAAGCCAATGGAAGGCGAGACTCAGGCACCAAGTGGTGCACTAGGAAAACGTATGAACGAGCTTCGTCGTGCCGGGCAGTTATCAGACGGAGACTTCCAACAGATAACCGGGATGGTTCGTGATATATTCTCGAGCAAGAAACCAGAGGGCAAGGTGAGTAAGACACTTCGGATGGGGTCATACAATACCTTACTTACCAACTTGGGATCAACCTTGGTTCAGCTAAAGGATATTGCTCTTACACTTTACCGGTATGGTTTCGTTGACACCGCCCGTGGATTTGTAACCAACAAGGTTGCACTCGAGGATCTGGGTAAAGCAGGTAAGAAGATTACCCAAGAACTAGAGACGATGGACGAAGGCAAACTTGGTAAACTGTTCCGTGCCCAAACATTGATCACTGGATTTTCGGCAATGGATAAGAAGATGAAGACTGCATCAATCAATGCGGCTTATCTTAGTATGCAGAGGGCGGCACGTTCTGACAAGAACTCTCCGGCTTACAAGAACCTAGTGAGTCACTTAAAGTTTCTTCAGGGTGATCAGTATATCTTTACGATCTCCGGACTGAAGGCAGGAACAAAGAACGACTACGTGATTGAGGCTATATACAATGAGCTTGCTGATGTCCAACCAATCGGACGTTTTGAAATGCCGTTGACATACAACCGCAATCCCGGTAGCCGGATATGGTATAACTTACGTTCGTTCCAGATCAGACACTTCGCCTACATCCGTAAGCAAACTCTTAACAAGGTTATCCCTGAGCTAACTACTGGCAAGAAGGGCAATTACTTGGAGAGAGTTGAAGGACTACGTAACCTTATTCAGATCATGGGCTACATGGTTCTTACTGGTGTGCCGGTTGATGCTATCGTGGCATGGCTACGTGGTAAGCCATTGGTCATCGAGGATATAGTCCTTGAGAATATGCTACTCGCTACGGGTGTGATCAACAAGTATACCCTACAAAGTCTTGAACGTGAGGGTCCAACAAAATCATTCCTTGGTTATGTTACACCTGCACCGATGAGTATCTTTGAGACTGCGGAAAGAGTTATTAAAGCTGATAGCTTGGCACCCTTAGCTAAGTTCGCTTTACCCGGGGATGACCTATGGTATTGGAGATATTCTGATGCCGGACGTGATGCAGTCCGTGAACAACGTCAAGCCCTAGCAAAGGAAGGCAAGTATGGAATCAACTTCCCGGGACCAGTTCCGATGATTGATCCGCCTAAGCCTTTGATTGATCCCAAGCTACTAGGCTACTAGTAAAAAGCCTCACCCCTGAATTAACAAGGGTGAGGCTACCACACACTGGAGATTTAACTAGGTCTAAGAGCAGACCTTGTGGGCATCACTGCTAGCACTTACTCCGGTATAGATTATATCACTTAGATTCTTTGGTAAGAGCCGACTTGATGTGGGCTTTCTCCTGCTGTAGCTCGTGCCTCCGTTCCTCGAGTCTCTCTATCTGATAGGAAACCATCCGTGATTCTGCCCGGATCAAATCAATCCGGACCTGAAGTCGTTCTATATTAGTATCATTCATCTATATTTATATAGTTCATCTTGAGAGAGTTGTCAAGTATATCCCGGATGTGAACTCTCATGAATCGTCCACGATTACTGTCCTCTTGGATCCGTTTGCTTACACGTTTGATGCCGTGAGTTACCGATGTTCTTTCCCGGTTGAGTATCCGGCTGATGTTTTCGTGTGAGTATCCGCACTTGTGCATGAGGAACGAACAGATGTCCCGGGCATAGGATGCCTTCTTTGTTCGCCGGGTGCCTGATATTATTTTTACTGGCACCTCACATGAGTTGCTTACTGCTTCAAGTATTTTATATTTATTATTCATTAGTAGAATCTTCCTGTTATGTGGTAGAATTTAAAGTATCCGATGGTGCCTCGTTCGCCTTCACGATTCTTAGCTATCTTATACTCAAGGTTAGTGTATGGTCCATTCGAGTCAGCCATCTTTGAATCCTCGAAGTTACCCTGTTGTGGATACATGAGAAGGACAACGTCCGCATCATTCTCAATATCGCCGGAGTCCTTTAGATCATAGATGTCCAAGCCTCCCTCTCGCTTGGCACCCTCACGATTGACTTGTGCCAACAGCAGGATACCGATGTTTAACTCAAGGGCGAGTTGCTTAATCTTATGAGAGATGTTTGCAATGCCTTCCGCCTTGCCAACCTTCCCGGAATTAAACGGGATGAGTTGAAGGTAATCAATCACGGCTAGCTTTACACCTTGCTTGTCCACTAGCTTACGTAGCTGAGATGCTAGATCCTCTGCTGACTTGACGTTGTGACTGGTGTATAACGGAACGGAGTGAAGTTGATCAATGGCTTCATCAACCTTCTTCATATTCTCCTCTGATATAACCCCGTCACTTATCTGCTTGATGTTCACACCGGCTAGGGTCTGAGCCATTCGTTTAAACAACTGCTTCTGTGGCATCTCCAAGGAGAATACAGCACACGGTGCATTGTTGTGAGTGACTGACTTGAGGGCTATGTTAAGAGCCAAGGCTGACTTACCGCATGATGTCGGTGCCGCGAGGGTGATCACCTCACCCGGTGCTATGCCCCGGTTACCTAACTGCTGATCGAGTTTACCGATGTGAGTAGGCAATGCATCCGTAACAAACTCTCCGGCTAGCATCTTGCGGAACTCGTCCTTAATCTCCTCAGCGGTTGAGCTTAAATCATTGGGCTTCTCTTGAGTGAAGTGAATCCGGTTAACCTCTGAGTCAACTGTGTGCTTAATGTTCTCAGCTGAATCCGACTGAGTCATTATGCTTTCGGTTGCGACCCGGTATGCCCGGTTCATCTTACGTAGATTGGACTTCTCCTTAACTATCTTTGCATAGTGATGCATCTGCATAGAAGTCTCAACCCGATCCATGATACTGTAGATGGAAGTTACTCCACCTACGGCATCAAGGTTATCGTCACGGGTTAGTTGTTCCGTTAGATGTATCTCATCCACTGGCAGGCTAGCATCAGCTAGCTTACCTAGGGCACCAAAGATACATTGGTTCCTGTGGATGTAGAAGTCATCGGCACTTACTAATTCTGTAACAGAATTGTAGTTAGCCGGGGAGTCATCAAGAAGACAGCAAGCTATGACAGCTTCCTCTGCTTCTGCATTATGTGGTAGAGTTTCTATTTCGTTCATCGCTTAAGATGAAGTCCATAGACCGCAGGCATTGACCCAAATACTTAATATTCTCTTGCTCTTTTTTAGGTATTTTTTGTGTGTCAATCTCTTTATGTAACTTGTTTCCAAGTTGAACTGCATCGTGTATGGCTTCCAATATTTGCATAGTTGTTTTGTGTCTCATGTTGATAAATAAATGTAGCCCCAACACCTTGTCGAGGCTACATTGTATTTTACCACGAAGTTAATTAGAGTCTCGCTCGACCATCCCTAGACTGATGAGGCTGTAGCCAATCAAGTCCCGGTAGATGTCACGAACTGTATCCCCTTTAGTATCAAGGGATAACTCTCCGTCTTTACAAAAGGCTTTGAGCCTTTGAAATTTATCCTGCATCCGGATAGCAACACCAACTAACGGGTCAATGCCGAACTCCTCTGACCCATCGAAGTTAGCAAATGGATTATCACATCCCTTGCCTCCGGTGTAGTCAGAGTTCTTGGCTCCGGTCAGTGCCAGTATCTCCTCGATCTCGTCACGGCGGAAGTCTTCCCACCATACCTTATCGAAGTTGATGTCGTCCAGTTCCACTTATTAAAATGGGTCTGAGTTAACGGCTGGACTGCTGTTCGCTACTGCCTCATCCTTTGGATTGACAGCTAGTGACAGGAACTTGACACCGGACTTAGCATCTTTCTTCCATGCCTTGATCCAGTAGTCAACACCACCCACGTTAATTGATCCACGTAGATCAGGGTGAGTATCTTTTTCCTTGCGGTCATTGGGGAACAGTGCTCCGCCGTTAGTGTTATCGTATTTCTTTTCCATTATATTAGCTCCTCTAAGCTATTGGTTTTTGTTTTTGGTTTGTTTGATGTGCCATGTGTGTTCAGGGCATCCGGATCCTTCGTATCATCGATAGCGAACAATCCGTTGAGAGCATACTTCCGGGCATAGCTTGATGCTGACCCGGTGATCTGTGCCTCGTCCATTCCTTTCTTGGACTCAGCCTCACGTGCGAATGCA